TGCTAGTGTAGCAGTACCTGTTGTATTAACTGTAGTAAATGCACCAGTAGAACGAGTTGTACCACCGATAGCTGTACCATCAATCGTACCACTGTCGATGTCCACTTTAGAAATGTTAACTTCACCAGTGCCATTTGGCGTTAGTGAGATGTCACCATTGGTATTAGTAGAGGTGATTGCGTTGCCATCAATCTTGATGTTGTCAATTGTAGCTTGTGTAGCAGGAGACGATGCACCAATGCTTACGCCATCAACTGTACCACCGTTGATGTCAGCAGTTGTTACTGAACCCAAATCAGAGATGGTAGCACCTGCAAAGTCAGCAGAAGTAGTTACGTCAATAGAAGTGAATGCACCAGTAGCAGGTGTACCAGCACCGATGTCTGTACCATCGATAGAGCCATCGTCAATGTTAACAAGATCAGCGTTTAGGCTGTCGATGTTAGCTGTACCGTCTACGTATAGGTTACGCCATTCTTTGCTAGAAGAACCAAGATCAACTGCATCGTCAGTGGTAGGCACAACAGAAGTAGAGACTGTGGCATTTACACTCACAGTATCTGTAGAAGCATCACCAATGGTGGTGTTACCTTGTACAGATACATCTGCTACAAACGTAGCATTGCCAGTTACGCCAAGAGTACCCGCAACAGTAGCATTCTCATCTACAGTTAGCGTATCAATCTTAGCTACGCCATCAATGTACAAATCTTTCCATTCTAAGCTAGAAGAGCCTAGATCGTATGTACCATCAACAGTAGGGGTAATAGAACCAGTAGCAGATACAGCAGCTACTTTCAGATTACCTTTGATGTAGGCATCTTTGAAATACTTGGTTGCACTACCTAGATCAATGTCATTGTCTGTAGAAGGTTCAATAACACCATCTTTAAACACAAGCTGTGCTGTAGCTACGCCACCCACTTCTGTGTAGAACGTTACAGTGTTAGTAGCTGTGTCTACAACAACTTTGTTCTTAGCATCTAAATCAGCAATAAGTGGAACATAGCCACCTTCACCTGTAGAGCCATCGTGAGTGTGACCAGTTAGTGCAGCGAAAGCATCACTAAGAGCGTTGTACTCAGCGTTTATAGGAGCCGCACGGACTGTAGCTCCGGGTATGATTTCTGCTGTTGATCTACGAGTGTAACCTGCCATATGTGTTTTGCCTCTTACCTACGGTCATTGACCCCAAACAGCAACACCATACCCTGTATACTGTGGCTGGCTGCCGTGCTGTTGGTTACGTATTTTATAGAAATTGATGTACCCGAACCTGAGATATTTAGTTTAGATACAGGAGATGGGTTGCCATCGTAAATAGCCCCCGCACCATATGTTGCTTCATTGTAGTATGCTGCTGCACCTTCAATGGTGATAGCGTATGAGTTAGGGTTAGATACGTTCTCGTCTTCGTAGTCATACACAATACCAGTGACAAGCTGTATATCGCCCTCTGTACGCAAGTATGTAGATAACTTCAAGAAGTTCTTACGTAACTCTGGATCACCCATGTGATAAAAAGGAGTTTGGTAGAGGGAGAATATAGCATCTCCATCAAAAGATGTACCGTATTCTTGACGGTACACCTTACCATTTTGATCTCCGTGTATTACGTATTCAGTATATCCTACGTAACCAGAAGCAGCACAAGTAGCACCCAAACCCAGTAGCTGGCTAAATTCGTAGCTAATATTACCCTGCTCGTTCATACGCAGTGCACCTAGCATACCCTGTGACTCATTACCCCTAAAGAAATAACGGAACTGCGACTTGTTACGTATTGTAACAGAACACAACTCTTCTAAGTCTTCGTTAGAAAGAATGTCGATAAAGTAAGACTGAATGTCTTTAGACATTGTTTCAAGGTTAACGTCACCAATCTTAGCTGTTGCAGAGATAGGGCGAAGTCCGTCAGGGCCAAGGAACATCAAGTCACCACCTAACTCAATCACAGAGTCGGAGGCAATACATCCCATGTCGTTAGTTACTTCTTCAAGCACAAAGTCAGCTACGTTAGTGCCGACAAGCTTACGAATATTATTCTTGCCAAAGATGTACAAGGTGTCACGGAAAGTTTTGATTGCAACAATCTCAAACCCTACGTTAATTACACCTGCACCGTTAGCTGGCGAGAAGTCTGTTTCATTTGTAGGAGCAGAAAAGTATAGCAGGTTACGTTCACCTGTACCACCAGATAAAAATACATGACGTTGGAATACTTCTGCAAACTTAGGGTTGGCTGGTGCTGTAGCATCCGTTATAGGAATGTACGTAGTGCCATTATATACAGCCGCACGGTTAACGCCATCTACGAATAGAATGCGAGGCTCTTCCCAATGATACGTAACAAAACGCATCTTAGTGATTCCTACAAAGGTAGGAGAGCCTACAGTAGCAATACTATCCCATGATTCTGTAGTGTTGTTCCAAGCATACAAATAATCGTAGCCAGACTCTGGAGCACGAGCAGCAATAATGCCATCATTAATATCTCCAGAAACACAAACACCCAACACCTTACCAGTGCCGGGCAAATCAGGGAAGTTATTAGAGTAGCCACTGATACGTCTGTAACCACCCGTGATAGATGGTTCATAGTTGATTAATCGTGTAGCAGAACCCGGCTTACGCTCACCCTGAGACAACAAGTCACGGTTGGTGTTTAGTCCACCCTCGCAATAAATCTTATGTATCTGTAGATTATCAGCCACTACTACCTCTTAATCATACTAGAGGTTACAGAGATAGGTTCGTCTAGCAGTAGTCTGCGCATAACCTTAATACCATCTTCGTAGTCTTTTTGATGCAGCTGTGCTGACTGTTCGTTAGAACGGAAGCGCATCATGTACATCATAGCGCCATCAATAATAATGTGATTAAACCTATCTGGAACAATACATACATCTGTAGCAGCTGTCATGCTGTTTGGTACTGAGTAGTAGTAGTATTCAATTTCATACGCACCATCTGGTTTAGGCGATACACCAAAACTAGCTCCGTTAGTTTGGAAGATACGTTCTGGTACACCTTCACTGCCCATATCGTCTTGTGGGCGGTATTGACGTAAATACTCTGGGTAGGAAATAACAGGAAGTTTAGAAGGTTCGTTATTTAACGATGAATGCTTTTTAAGATAAAAGCTGTCTAAATCTGCAGACGAAACATCAGAAGGAAAATCGTATTGGTTAACACCCGCTGTCATAGTCTGGGTGTAAGTTGTAAGTGTAAAGGGCCACTCCTGCGCTACTTGCAGGATGTAACGTACAGAGCTGTTAATAGAATCTTTAGCTAGCGATTGTATATTACGAACACTTGCAAAGTCTACTTGCTCAATCTCAACTTCATTGAGTCTGCGTAGTAGTTCATTTGTAAGGGAGATGTATGTAGCCATTTAAACTTCTAACCTATAGATAGATAAAAAGGGAGAAGGGAGCAGAAGCCCCCAACCCCCTATGTACAACCTTATGCTAGGTTGAAACGTGCAGTAACTAGTGCTTCTGGACGTAGGATCTTGCGACCGTATAGGTGCATACCACGTACCACGTCAGCAAAGCTATCTGGATCACGGTAAGTTTCAGTCTTGTTGATCTGCTCAGCAGTAGCAACTGCAGAAGAGTGACCAGCAACAACTACACCGTAGTTAACACCAGCGTTAGAGCCACCAGTAGTAGCAGAGCCAGTACCAACAGATGGTAGGTTGTTAGAAACGTAAACTTTGAAGCCGTGTAGGTTGTTAGAAACCAGACCGTTCTGTAGACCAGAACCACCGAAGTCAGCGTTGAAGTTGCGAGCATCTTCATCTTTCAAGATTTCAGCGAATACTGGATCGATAACAATCCAACGACCTTCAGTAGATACGTTCTGTAGGTCAAGCTTACGAGCCATACGAGCAAGAACCTGAAGCGGTGAAGCTTCACCAGCGCCAGTAAACGCACCCTGCTGACCCGGCATACGTGGACGTAGAGCGATAGTGTCGCCATCAGTCACAGTCTGACCGTTTGCAAAGTCTTCAGCGTCTAGTTTGTTAGTTGCAAGTAGTTCGTCAGAACCAGCAGAGGTGTTAGCTTTAGTACCGTTGACAGTAGTGTTAACTGTGTCAGCAGCAGAGTGTAGAGCAGACTGAGCGTAACCAGATAGGTAGCCAAGAACTTCTTGGTCGTACTGGTCACGTAGGCGGTAAGCCGCACGATCAGTAGCCATCTGCAT